GTACTTTTGATGGCAGTGTTTTTAATAGAGCTGCTGCAAGAAATGTTGCTATTAAAAAAGCTTTGAATGAAAACCCACAATGTAAAGTATTATGGATATTTGATACAGATGTTGTTGTTGACGTTGAGCAGATGTGGGAAGCTTGCAGTTTGGCAGAAAAAACAGGAAAAATCATTATTGCTTTTGATCAAATATGGTTTGCTAACAACGATAAAAAATCAAAAAATATCCATGAAATGTACGCAAATGGCAAGCTATACAAAGATATGGTTTCATGCGCAATTGCGGTGCCTGTTGATTTATGGAAAGAATCTGGCGGTTATGATGAAAGGTTTACATCATGGGGCGGTGAAGATCGGGCTTTTTGGTTTGTGTGTAATTCGTTAAAAGGTTCAGATAGAATAAATGGGAACGCATACCATTATTGGCATCCAGAAGAAAGAAACTCAAGTTCAAAGTTGTACAACGAAAGCCAATCGCTTGCAATGGAATACAAAAAAGCGGCAAACTACTTAAAAGCAACTGGGTATTTACCACAAATAGGAGATGGTTCTATTGGTAAACCAAACATTGACAAGATAAAAGAACTTATTTCTGAAGCACAAAAAATAAAAGGACAAGGTAGAATTTGCACTCCTGAAGAATGTAAATTTATGGAACCTGTAAAATGGATTAAGCCCAAAACCGGAAAAATAATATTTGCTATGCAGGGCACTGACCTTTATAGTAGATTATGTAAAAGCGACAAATGGGAAAAATCTAAATGTTAACATGTGCGTGTTTGTATTTGATAGGGGTTAACTTATGGCAGATTTTGCAACTGTAGAAGATTATCAGCTTGTAGCATCAAAAAGGGGTATAACCCTTCCTGAAAATGAAACCGAACAGCAAATACAACTTGATGAAGCTTTATTGTTTATTGACAGTTTGGAATCAAGATTAAGAGGTGCAAGGGCAACCAGAGATCAAGAACATGCTTATCCAAGATCCGAACTTGTTATAAATGGATTTTCTTATGACAATGATGAAATACCATATCTTGTCATACGGGCACAGATAGAACTTGCACTTGAGATAAATTCCGGTATTGATTTGTATGCACAATATGACGGTTTACCTGTAACTAAGGAGCGTGTTGAGGGAGCTGTTGAGGTTCAATATGCCGCTCCGTCAAAAACAGAACAAAAGGAAAGGGATTCTGTTGCCATGCGGTTGATTAAACAGCTTATGAGGCCTGTATCAAGATCAATCCCTATTGTAAGGGTATAATGTAATTATGGAAAAATTTAACTATACAAAATTAGCTAATACAGCAAAACGGCTTATTGATAAGTTCGGAACAGAAGTAAAGTTTATACGTGGATCCGAAACCATAATAACAATCGGTATCCGTACCAAATTTGAAAAAGAATTAATTGACGGAAACACAATAAAAGCAGATGATATAAAAATTGTGGTTAACAATATGGAAATTCCTTATATTAATGATATGGTTGAAATTGATGGTGAAAGGTTGGGGATTGTAATTAATCCTAACATAATAAAACCGTCAACCGTACCAATTGTATATTTTGTACAGGTGAGAAAATGAGCTTTTTAGATGACATGAGAAAAATTTGTAAGAAAACAGGTGATGATGCTGGAAAGGTCGGGCGTAATATCAAAATTAAACTGTTTTCTGAAGTCTCAAATAATACCACTGTGAAAACTGGCAGACTTAGAGGCAATTGGCAGACAAGTACAGGAACACCAAAATACGGAGAGATTGACAGAATCGACAAAACAGGTGATAAAGTTTTACAGGAAATAAATAGTAATGTTACTGCATTCGGTGTTGATTATTTTACAAACAATTTGCCTTATGCAACTGTTGAAGAAGAGCGAAAGGGGTTTGTAGCAAGATCAATTGCAGATATTAACGAATCAATAAAAGAGGCTGTCAAAGATGTTCGAGGTTGAAAACATACTTATAAATAGTTTTGACAATGCAGATTTTGGTTTACCAGTCAAAACAGAAAATGAAATATATGATCCGGTAATTGGTACAGCTTATGCCGAACTAATTGTATTGCCTAATGAAAAAACAGCTTATTCTGTAAAACACACAGATCAATCAAACGGGGTGTTTAGAATTATATTACGTTATCCAATAGGAGAAAGTAAAGACACTATAAAAGCAAAAGCAGATGAAATATTCAATGTTTACAAATTACATTCGATTGTGACAGATACAGAAAATAATAATTATGTTGAAATAATTAAACAAAATTGTCAAGAAGGTGTTCGTGAAACAGCTTGGCATAAATTAGTTTTAGATTTGTATTATCAAACTTTTACCAGGAGGTAAAATATGCCTGATGTGTTAGGTATTGGAGTTCAAACAACTGCGGGGGCAAAATTGGCAATGTCTCCAAATCTACCAGCTACACTTGATCTCGAAGGATTTCAGGCCGTAACTGGATTTGTTGACATTTCGGAAGTAACAAATTATGGAAACCTAACAAGGTCTTTCGCAAGTGTGAATCATTCAGCTGTTGACAGAAGGATGGTTCAAACCCTTAAAGGCACAATGGAAGCCAACGAGCAAACCATTGAGCTTGGCAGGATTAAAACAGATGAAGGCCAATTGCTGCTTGATGATTATTGTGATGGCGATAATGTCGATGACCATGCAACATTCAGAATAACGCTCAAAGATGGTACTATGTATTATTTTTGCGCACTTGTCAAATCTCTTGATACTATACTTGGTGAAGCAAATACAATAACTGGTTACAGTGCTGTACTTGCTATTAATACCAAGGTATTTACAGATGTCGGAACAATGTACACATTGAATTATACTGCTGGCGACAATGGTATAGTTGTCGGGCGCAAGACCCAGCTTGTTGCTGATGGTGCCGACGGTGAATATGTTGTTGCAGTTCCAGATGTCGGATACGAGTTTTCAAAGTGGAGCGATACTGGAGGTACAACTGCTGCAAGACAAGATACAGATGTATCTAAAGATGTTGATGCCACAGCTGAATTTGTTCAATCAAGCCCTTAATTATTAACCTTTAAATCATAGGAGTATGTTTTATGGATTTCTCAAAACTCAATGAAACTGAAATTTGCAATCGTGTTGTTTGCTTTGACAATGTCAAGGGCCCAGACGGCAAAACACTTGATGGTGTCAAGTTTTATCTAAGGGGTTCAGGTTCTGAAGCTGCTCAGGCTAAATCGTCATTGTATCAAAAAATGACTCTTGGACAGATAAATAATCTGACAATACAAGAACAGTACGATGTGACAACCAATAAGCTTATTGCTTGTACTGACAATTGGGAAGGCATTGACATGGAAGGAAAGCCGTTTCCTTTTAATGAAAGCAATGCAAGGTTCCTTTACAGTAACAAGGGCTTTACATGGTTGAGATTGCAAATAATAAGTTTTGTTGATGACTCAAGCATTTTTTTTCAGAATGCGAACGAAAGTTAGAAACTTTCGTTCGCTTCCATGCTTGGCTTGACGCTGAAAGGTTTGACAAAAACGGAAAAAAAACACGAAAAAGGAGGGTTTATTTTAAAGGTGAATACCCAGATCCAGGGCCATATTCTTATTTGTGGATTTATCTTTGTGACTTCTGGCCTGGAAAGACATGGAGCGATTTAAAGGCATGGTCTGAATTAACAAATACAAAACTTAGTCCAATAGAGTATGATATAATGTGGAAAATGACAATTGCATACATTGACCAAATACAAAAATCTTCTGATGTAAGTTGTCCATCTCCTGTTGTAAACAAGCTCGATCCAGATGATATCTGCAAAAAAACCCACGAAGTATTTAAAAGGTTGACATAATGAGCACTGATTTTGCCAAGTTGATTGTTCAAGCTGATACAACTGATCTTGCTTTACTAAAAGACCGATTGTCAGAAGTAGAAAAACAATCTGGTAAAACAGATGGATCAACAAAAAAATTCACAGCTTCTACAAAAGAACTTGGTAAAGAATTAGTTGTTGTAAGTGCTGCTGCCGGTGGTTTTCTTGCAGCAATAACCAAGGTTGGCGCAGATTTCGATAAGTCAATGACTCAATCCCTTGCTATTATGGGAGATGTTACAGAAGAGGTAAGGGACCAGATGTCAGATGCTGCAAAGGAAGTTGCAACAGTTACAACATTTTCCGCAAGTGAAGCGGCAAAAGCATATTATTATCTTGCATCTGCCGGAATGGATGCCGAACAGTCAATTAGAGCGATGCCAAAGGTTGCTAAATTTGCACAAGCTGGGATGTTTGATCTTGCACTTGCAACTGATTTGCTTACAGATGCACAATCAGCCCTTGGGCTATCTTCTAAAGATGCAGAGGAAAATCTGGCAAACATGGCAAGGGTATCAGATGTTCTTGTAAATGCAAACTTTTTAGCAAATGCATCTGTACAACAATTCTCTGAAGCATTGACAAACAAAGCTGGAGCTGCATTACGAGTTGTAAACAAAGATGTTGAGGAAGGTGTTGCTGTGCTTGCCGCTTTTGCGGATCAAGGTTTAAAAGGTGCGGCAGCAGGAGAATCTTTAAACATTGTTCTTAGAGATTTACAGAAAGCATCAATTGACAATAAAGAAGCTTTTGAAGCTGCCGGGATTGCTGTTTTTGATCAAGCTGGTAATATGAGAAACGTTGCTGATATCGTTGGAGAGCTTGAAAGATCTCTTGAAGGTATGAGCGATGAACAAAAACGAACTACATTTACAATGCTTGGCTTCCAAGATCGTTCTATTTCGGCAATGATGGCTTTACTTGGTACTTCTGATTCAATACGAGAATACGAAAAAGAACTAAGAAACGCTGGCGGTATTACAGATGAAGTTGCAGATAAACAATTGCAAAACTTTTGGGATCAGTTGAAGCTTGTTGGTAACGAATTTGTAAATGTCGGAATTGATATTTGGGAAGGGTTCGAACCAGCATTAATGGAGATAATACCTCTGTTGAAAGGCACTGCTGATCAAGCTAAAATATTAGCAAGTATTTTTATTGATATGCCGAAACCAATAAAAACAGCAACTGCCGCAACTTTTGGCCTTGTAGCTGTTGCTGGGCCTTCTGTGTTGATTTTTGGGAAACTTGGAACCACAATAAAGGCTCTTACCGGAAGTGTAAAGCTATTAAATCTTGCAATGGTAGCAAACCCGATAACTGCCGTTGCTGCTGCATTGACTTCTGTCGCATGGGCTGCAATAGAAGCAAAGAAAGCGTATGATTTGTTAGGTGTAGCAAAAGCAAACGCATCAAAAGCTGAAGATATGTCAAGGGAAATGCAAGAGCTTGTTGCATTGAAAAAAGAAATTGAAGGAACAATTGAACAAATTGAGCAACTAAAGGGAACGTCTTTTTGGGGACCAAAATATGAGGAAGATTTAGAGGTAGCAAACGCAAACCTTGAATCTGTAAAAAAAGTTATACAAGACACAAATCGTGAAATGCAAGGCTTACCTCCCGTTACAGATGAACTATCTGATTCAACAAAAAACCTTAATGATGAAACTGAAAAAGTTACAAGTAATTTCCAAAATATGATTGATAAATTACAATCCCTTTCAGGTGCAGAAAAAACAGAATCGGACAATCAAAACAAGCTTAACGAATTGATGGCAGAAGGAGAACGCATAAGAGTTGCAAACCTTAATCCAATGGAAAAGCTTTACGAAGAGCATAAGAAATTAGGCAAATTGCTTGATGAAGGTGTTATTTCATGGGAAACTCGTGACAGAGCTTTAAAAAGCTTAGAAGAACAGCATGAAGCTTATCTGCAATCTGAAATTGACTTAATGACACGTAAGGAAGAATTAAGACAACAGGAAAGAGATTCTCTTTACAATGGACTGTTAACACAAGAAGAGGAAATAAACCAATTTTACAATAGGAAAAGGGAATTAATACTTGAATCAGAAGCCGTAACAGAAGCACAAAAACAAGACCTATTGGTAAGACTTAGAAAAGATACTGACAATAAATTACTTGCATTACAGGAAAAATCAAACACAAGCAATCTTAAATCTTATGAAACTATGTTTGATGGCATAATGAGAGCAACAAGTGCATTTGGTAAAGAGCAATCGGGATTTTACAAAACCATGTTTGTATTAAGACAATCGGCAGCTCTTGCCAATTCGCTTGTTGCAATTGGCCAAGGGTTAGCAGAATCTTCAAAAATTGGATGGCCGCAAAACATGGCTACAATGGCAGGTCACATTGCTTCTACTGCTGGAATTATTGCAAGTATATCATCTGTAAAATTTTCAGGAAAGTTTGCAAACGGTGGAGAAATACCTGCTGGTTCTTGGGGTATTGCTGGTGAAGCTGGAAAACCTGAAATGATACAAGGACCAGCAAAGGTTATAAGCGGTGATGATACAGAAGAAATACTTAACAGAAGAAGCGGTGAGACAGTGATTAACTTTTACGATAGTTCTGGTACACTTGTTGACACATTTAGAAACAAAGTAAGATCTCAAGAATTTGATACGGTAATTGATGATATTGCACTTAGAATGAAAGAGCGTGCATAATGCCTTTTGGTAGTTCAAAAATAACTCTATCAACATTAAACGGAAGCGATTCTGTACAAATATTATATCCTAAATATGGTTATAGCATTGATTGCAATCTTGCAATTGACTTTGTTGAGGGCTTAAACTGGCTTGATTCATTCGACAATGGAAGCGTGTTTGATTTTAGAGAATTGAAAATGAAACTTGATATTCCAGAAGGTCAAGCAAAAGATTTGCATGATTTCTTTAATGATACTGATGCAAGATACAACAAATTTAACTTAATTGTGGAATCAGGTAAAAACTTTTATCCAGCTGGGCCTGGCAAGGGCGGATCGAATACATATACAGTTTCTTTAAATAAGAAAAAAATATCAGGCGCAAAAGAAAAGCCTTGGATGTATTTTGATTCTGAATTAAACTTGATTGTACACACCTTTTCAACTTCCTTATCATATCCTGTAATTGAAGGTCCGCTTTTGTACGGCAATTTAAACGGTTACAGATTCCCAAAAGTATCACCAGCTTTTAATCAAAAAATAACCAGAAGTAATTCTATTTCAGGTGTAAATAGTTATGTTGATATAGGGAAAAACTCTGATACAAACACTGCCAAGATAAGTCAACAATGTGGATTTGTAAATGCGGGTAACCTTGTTAACTTTTTGGCAACACAAAGAAATAGTGAATTTACAATTACCGCACCTGAAAATTATTATCTGTTTGGTGTAGATGGTGGAAGTTCTGGAACATATACTTGTAAATTAATGGATAATAAGATTGAAATTGCTTATATTAACTATAACATTTGGGAAGTAACATTTAGCATTTGGAGAGTGTCTTGATTGACATATTCGGAATAAAGATAATTACAAATTATGAATCAATAAACTATGAAGCAATTGGCCTATATGCTGTTTCAGGTGGCAACTCTGAAATCAGATACATTGAAACTGAATTGACAGGCTTAAGTGAATCCTGGAAATCAGGCTTCCTTTTTGCAAACAGCTTTCCCACATTCTCAAAATCAGGTTCCTTTGTTCGTGGTGGCAATACTATACAGTTACGAGGATCCGCAATAAGAATTAAAAATACAAACAGGCTACAGGCAATACTTGAATCAGATGATTATAAAATAAACCTCATTGGTGCATCTGTTGAGATAATAGAATTTCGTGGTACGGATGAAAGTACAATTACCGAAACAAGAAACATCTTTACAGGAACAATTGATTCTGTGAAATGGTCAAGCACAGAAATGGAAATAGAAGTAGTTCCGTCAAGGCGCAAATTGAGAAGATCAAACATTGTTACTGAAGGGATTCCAGTTACATTTGGTAAATCTGATCCGACAAATAGCAGATATTTTAAATTGCTGAGAACAAAAAATATTGATGAAGATCTTAATGTTTTGGATTTTACAAACGATGTTAACGAATGCTATCCAAAAAAAATGAATCTTTTTCCTGAAATTGATTTAGGTGGTACAACGTCAAGCGAAACAAGGATTTGTTGTAGAATAGGCGCATATGACAATGATATTTTTACAACATTACCAGATTTACTAATAGGGAAATACATTTGTGTTGAAGAAGATAATAGTACAGAAAATTTGCTAAGTGGATTAAACAGGCTTATAGTTGCTTATGTGGGCAATGGAGTTGTAGAAGAAATTGACATTGACGGCGTGCATTTGTATAGCGTTTATGTAACATTAGACTTGCAAGACTATCTACCTGTAAAGCCCGAAGGGAACATAGACGGCAATCACGAAAACCAAGTTTGGTATAAAATAAAAAATGTTGAAACTGAATATCAGGTAGAAACTGAAAACGTATCTGGATTTTATAATTCAGATACAGGTGAAAGTATTGATGTTCCTGAGATTTATACAAAGGAAAATGATAGAATAGAAAAACTATTATCAGCCGCATGTGATATTGAATTATCTGGGAAAAAGGTTTTGTTTAACCCAAGGATGATTAAAGGTGACATTAACAAAATACAGTCTTTACACATAGAACCAATTAAAACACTGTCAGAGTATACAGCAGATGATTTGAGCGGTTGGGGAATATCTGACACCTTGAAGCTTGCAAGCGGTTTTTATCAGTATGAATTAGGCGAACACTGGTCTGTATCTAATTATTCCGGTATAGGTTCCGATACCTCACCAGTTTACGACAGAGATCACTCAACACGTTGCCGTTATAGTATTGATTTTACAAGTCCATTGATCGCATATTTTGTTGCGTTTCGATTTCTTTTTCCAGATATTCCAGACAATCTAAAATTTGACAATGTATACCTTGGCATACGTGGAAGTTCTGTTATACTGGGGGCCGGTCTACCAAGTTTTAGTAGGGGATCTTTCAGGGTTCTAACACGTGGGCATGTTGGAAGGCTTAAAACCCGTATAGATGCGGATCAGATTGTATTTCACCCCGGTACTATACTCAATGCAGTTGCTATTGAGAATTTACCAGATTTTTATTACAAAACTGACAGACAAACCGGGAACAGCGCTTTCTTTGTTTCGCAGGAAAACGAATCAGCATTAACTGGCTTAGAAAAATTTGACCTTGGTATTAGCAATCGTGATGAATACAACAATATTACTGAATGCCTGATATTGATCAAAAAGTTCTTAAATCCAACAGCTACAAACCGATCTGGTTCAGAATCAACGAGTATTTACCAACTTGCATTGATTTTTGAAAAAAACAATGAACTTGGAGATGCAATTTATGTTTAGAGGTAGAACTTTTGGATTCAATGTTCCAATTAATGGACATTTGGCACAATACAATGCGAATGGGATATATACGCCAGATGAAAAAATACTTGAAATGAATCAAGTTTATACAGATATCCAAAAGCCAATATTGCAAGGCGTAAAGATACATGCAAAGATATGGACCGGAACAGATAACACAGAATCAGGATATACGCTATGTGAAGTTGACAGTTCGAGCAACATTTTAAGAGAAATTGACACTATATATTATGAGCTTGGCGATGCAGTAGAAGGCAATATTGATTACTTTAATTTTACAATAGAAAACTCTAATTGTGTCGGTATTGCTGTTTTTGCAACACACAATATGAACCTTACCATAAATGTTGAATTAACAGAATTAAGGAAAACAGAATTTGACACAATGGAAAATCCTATTGATGTTATTGAACACATAAAAAGGCATTCTAATTGGCAAGAGCTTGGATATGAACCGAGTGAAGAATGGGGATATTCTTTGGTCAGTGGAAAGTTTTTACCAATTGACACAGCCGCATTTGACGCATTAAGAACGCATGATGAATATAAGGATTTAAAAGTATCAAGGCAAATATTTAATGTTTCTGATGGAGATACTGATAAAATAGTACAAGAGTTATGTGAAGCTTTCTTTTTGGTAACATACAATACACCAGATGGCCTTGAAACAATATCATCTCTGATAACACCAGATTTGACACCAGAACCGGATATAATAACATACGATAAACTAAGAAACAACATTAGCAATGTTGAAGAAGCT